CACGAGGATGGCGCTCGGTTTCGCGACCTCACCCGATCGCGCGATGGCTTCGTCCACGCTCGCCGGGGGGTCGCTCTTGGCCATTCGCTTCCACCAGGCGTGCGCCTTGCGCTTCGCGAAGCCCTGGTGTTCGAGGCAGATCCACTCGCGATAGACCGCGAGCCCGCACTGGTACTCGACCCGCAGGCTCGGCGGCTTGCCGGGCTTGCGGTGGACCTTGAATCGAACGCCGTCCACCAACACCTCTTCGGGCTTGCGGTCCGCCTTGAGCACCGCGGCGCGACTCGCCTGGCTCTCGTGCGGGGGCCTGGCGTCGACGGCGAACAGGTAGCCGCAGACGCACTCGCGAGCGGCGGCGCGCACGTACTCATCGCACTCGGGGCAGAGCTTGACCGGCGCCGTCCCGGCACCCTTGCGCTTCGGACCGTCGGTGACCTGGACGTCATCGACCGGCCCGTGGCGCTCGACGTTGCCGGCGAAGTCGAGGACCAGGCAGTCCGCCTTGCCCGGCGCGATCCGCATCCCGCGCCCGAGCATCTGGACGTAGAGGCCGGCGCTCTGCGTCGGGCGCAGCATCACCACGCAGTCGACGCCCGGCGCATCGAAGCCGATCGTCAGCACATCCACGTTGACGACTGCGCGGAGGCGCCCCGCCTTGAAGCGCTCGAGGACCAGGTCCCGCTCGCGTCGCTTGGTCTTGCCGGTCACGCACGCGGCCGAGATGCCCCGCCGCTGGAGCGAGAGGGTGACCGCCTTGGCGTGGGCCACGCCCGCGCAGAAGACGATCCACGAGCGTCGGTCGTGTGCGAAGCGCTCGACCTCATCCAGCGCCGCCTCGATGAGCTCGCCATGGTTCACGGCCCGCTCGAGCTCGCCCTTGACGAACTCGCCGCCACGCGTCTTCACGCCGGATACGTCCGCCCGCGCGTGCCCGCCCTTACTGCGCAGCGGGCTGAGGTAGCCCTTGGCGATCAGCTCGCCGACCGGGACGTCGACCGCGATGTCGGTGAACAAACGCCCCTCGCCCCGGTGGAGCAGTCCGCTCTTGAGGCGGTAGGGCGTGGCGCTCAGGCCGATCACCTTGAGGTGCGGGTTCCGCTCGGTGAGGATGCCGAGCAGCGTTCGGTAGCGACCCTCGCCGCTCGGCGGCACCAAGTGCGCCTCGTCGACGATCACCAGGTCGATGGGACCGAGGTCGTCGGCGCGGTGGGCCACGCTCTGGATGCCGGCGACCGTCACCGGGAACCCGAGGTCCCGACTCCCGAGCCCCGCCGAGTAGACGCCCACGGTGCCGGGCGGGAGCAGCGCATCGAGCTTGCGCGCGTTCTGCAGCACGATCTCCTTGACGTGCGAGAGCACCAGGATCCGCTCGCTCGGGTAGCGCTCGCGCACCTCTTGGATGAACGCGGCCTGCACCAGGCTCTTGCCCGAGCCCGTCGGTAGGACGACCAGCGGGTTGCCGGTCTTCGTCTCGAAGTAGCGCCACAGCCCGTCAACGGCCTGGCGCTGGTAGTCGCGGAGTTGGTAGGTCACTCGGCGACCTCGGCCAGATCGGTCACGCCGAGCGCGGACGCCGGCAGCTTCGACAGGTCGTCGCTCGCGTAGTGCGGCGCGTCCTTGGCCGGGAAGCCGGACGCCGCGACGTTCAGGAAGACGCGCCCGTCGCGCTTCTTGTAGGCGACCCAGCCGTCCCCCGCGTCCACCGGCTCGCCGGCCGGCACGAGCGCGGGAATGAACAGGTGCTCGTCGCAGGCGCGCGCCTGGGCCTGCGGGGTCAGCGGCTTGTCGTGGTGCTCGCACCGCCACCGCGCGCCCTCGCCTTCGAGGATGGGCGTCGCGTGGACGCAGGTCCGGCAGCTCACGTCCGCGGTCCGCGGCTCGTCGAAGTCTGAGACCTGGCAGAGCTCGCGGAAGTCGCACCACACGCACGGCGGGCGCATGGGGTCGCTGCTGATCCGGGTCAGCGGCTCGGTTGCCTTGAGCACCTGCTCGGCTCGACCCACCAGCCGCTCGAAGACCGCGCGCTTGAAGTGGACGCGCTCATAGTAGATCGCGTCGGTCTCCTTGCAGACGGCGAAGTAGGCCGCCCGCGTCATGCCGGACAGCCCCATGTAGATCTGCATCTGGGCGTAGTGCTGAGGCTTCACCTCGCGCACGCCCCCGGACTCGGCAACCATGGAGTGGTTCAAGACAGCCGACTTGCGCAGCTTCTCGAACGCCTTGGTGTTCATCGTCTTGCCCTCGAAGACGTGCCAGGTCTTCGGGGCCTCGAGCAGCCCGAGGAGGGCGCCATCCATTGAGCCGCCGAAGTGCTCGCCGAACAGGCCAAACCGATATTGCTTACCGGTCGCGTCCTTCTCGTCGACAGTCACGCCGATCCGTCGAAGGTTCGAGATCACCCGCGCTTCTTCGCGGTGCCCCGACTCGAAGAGGCGCAGCATGCGCCCCTCCCACTCCGGCCGCAGCGCCCACCGGTACTCGTACCAGAGGGCTCGCCCGCACTCGTGCCCGATGCGACTCGCGCCGAGATGAACCCGGCGCGGCGCCTGGCGCTCGCGGTCCACGTACGCCGCGAAAATCGCGTCGACCGTGGGGCTAGAGGTGGGAGGGAGCGCAGCCACCGATCAGGCGCCCCGCTTCCAGGCGGGCACGTCGGACGACGCACCCCGGCTCGCGGCGGGCGCCTTGGCCCCGGCCTCCTTGTACCCCTTGATCTCGTTCCGGTCCTCGCCCTCGTACTTCTTGGAGATGACCTTCGCGAGCATGAGCTTGTCGTGGAGCTCGGCCGAGTCTTGGGGACGCAGCACGCCGACCGCGCGACAGATGGCGCTGAGCGTCTTCTGGGCGATCTCGACCGCGGTGCTATTCGGGTTGTCGAGATTGAGCCGGTCCCAGAGCTTGCGCCCCCTGTGCTCCCCGCTGACGACCTCGAGGGTGAGCTGGAGATACGAGCCGGTGCCGGCCTTCGTCTCCTTGTTCTCGCTCTCGACGATCATCACCTCGTACCAGCCGGCCGGGAGGGCATCGAAGCTGTCGGGCTGGATCTCTTCTGCGTTGAATCCGTCTAGTCTCATTGTCTTTTCTTTCTTGGGTTGGTGGGTTGGTCGGTTGGTTGTTGGGTTGGCTATGGCTTCGGAATGCCGGTCACGTGCGACCATGCGCGGCCGGTCATGATTCGGCCGACCGCCGAGGGCGTGACCGCGAAGTCTTTGGCCACAGACACGCCGGTCTCACCGGCGCGTCGTCGGCGAACGATCTGGAGAACCTCGCCTCGCGTCAGGCGAGACTGGCTGTGACGCTCACCACGCGGGTGGTGGCCTCGCGACTGCCTGCCCTTGGCAAACATGTCGTGGACGTTGTCCTCGTTCGTTCCGAGGAAGAGGTGGTCAGGGTTGACGCAGCATCGGACGTCGCACCGATGCAGGACGCATGTGCCGTGGTAGCCGTCGCCCTCGGGAATCTCGCCGCGATGGAGGGTCCAGCTGACCCGGTGCGCCGTATGAGTGCCACCACGGAAGCGGAACGCGCCATAGCCACTGTTCATCAGGGCGCCGTCCCACAGCCAACAGCCGGTGTTCGGCTCGGGCTGGACCTTCGCCATGAAGCGGTCGAGGGCGGTAGGCATTACCCGGCCTCCGACAACGAATCGGCGAACGCCGACCACAGCAGCGGCAGCTCGGGCGGAAGCCCGTAACGGTTCTTCGCGTCGTAGGCGGCGGCCGGCTCGGTGCGGAGCACGCGCTCGCCCTGGTCGATCGCGCGCCCGCGCTTCTTGTTGAAGCCGGCGTCCTCCTTGCGGACGATGGCCTTGATCTGGGTGAAGCCGACGACATCGGCCCACTCCTGCACGAGCGGCTTGCAGTGCTTGCTGAGCTTGAGCTCGAAGCGGTCGTAGGAGTCGCCGGTGGGGTCGTCGAACTTGCGGATCTCGCAGTGCGCCGTCAGGACGATCGCCATGCCGCGGTCGAGCCGAAGGGCGTTCAGGCCCTCGAGCATCTCGCGCATGAAGTTCGCGATGAGCGAGCGGTCCTTGCCATAGCTGCGGTCCGCTTCGCTGAACTCGGCCTCGACCTTCTTGGCGATGAGCGCCTCGGCCCAATCGAGGGAGTCGAGGACCGCCGTGCGGAAGTCGTGCGGCTCGTTGTAGAGCGTGCCGATCGCGCTGAGAATGTCCTCGTAGGACTGGCAGAGCGGGAACGCCTTGGCGTCGATGCTGTCCAGGCCGTCCTCGGTCGGGATGAAGATCGGCGCCGGGGCACCGGCCGCGAAGGTGGTCTTACCCAGCCCGTGCTCGCCGTAGACGATCACGCGCGGAGGCTTGCCCTGTTTCGTGGAAGAGATGGATGAGAGGTCGAATGCCATGGGGTCGGTCCTTGGGTTGGTGGGTCGGTCGTTGGGTTGATTGAGGGCCGGCGCGAAGCCGGCCGAACTTGGTTAGCCGGCGAGCCGCCGCAGATGCGCCAGCGCCTGCGGCTGCCGCAGCGCCCGACGAGCGCGCCGCGCTTCGAGGACGGCGGTCGACTCGTGACGGTGGAAGCCGCCGCAGACCGGCTCGCCCTGCGGGTCGAGCACCGCTTGCACTAGCCACCCGTCGCCCGTGGAGACGACGCGCACGCGTTCGGCGATGGTCATGCGGCACACTTCGCGATCTGCTCGCACCACCGCTTTGCGTCGGACAGCGTGGGCAGGACGTCGTGCCGCCTGTCTCGCTCTCGGACGGCCAGCCACCCGTCGCCGTGCATTTGCACGCGGAAGCGCTTGCATGCCGTGAAGTGGAGCCGATCCCCTCGGCTTTCCCATCTGAGCTGATCACTCACCGCGCACCTCCATCGACAGCCGTCAGCCGCCGCTCCGCGTCCACGCCGCTCGCCACCGCCTCGCCCACCCGAGCGCGCAGGCTCGCGGTGTGCGCCTCGAGCTCGGCCAGCACCGGCTCCAACGCCGCCGCTTCGCCGCGGTCCAGCAGCCGATCCGCCAGCGCCTCGGCGAGCATGCCCATCACGCGGCCAGCGAGCGCACCCACGCGCCCCGCCGCGGCCATGTCGTCGTACACCTCGCTGGCCTGCTCGGCGTCGACCACGCGCAGCCCCAGCGACTCGACCACGCGCGCCATGAGGTCGCGCGCCATGTCGGGGTACACCTCGCCGAGGGCCTCGACGTCGGCGACCGAGATCGCCGCTTTGTGGTCGGGGTCCTCCAGGTAGCCCCAGCGGCTCGCGCTGATGCCCAGCGTCGCGGCGCACTGCGCCTGCGTCAGCCCGTGCTCGTGGCGGCAGCGCTCGACGTGGCGAGCCAGGCCGGCCCGCGCGCACTCCCTGCGCACCCGTGCGGTTGCTTCGGTGCGGGTCACGCCAACTCCCCCGCGAGAGGGGTCCGCCCGACAGTCACGTCATGCCGGTCCTGCCAGACCATCACGCGGCCTCCTCTTCGCAGAGGTCCTCCACGGTCACCGCTCCCCCGGTCGCGTCGCTGATCTGCTTCGCCAGGTCGTACCGGGAGAGCGTCTGACCGTGGCGCGCGATGGCGTGAACGGTCGTGTAGGAGACGCCAGATTCGCGAGAAATGCGGGCGATGGCGCCGCGCCCCTCTCGCTCTACATAGTCCGCGAGCTTCATGGGGGGCACTCTAAAGCTACCTTTAGAAGGGCGCAAGCGAAAAAAGAGGCTGGCTTCCGATGACGCCGCTACCCCAGTCCGGTTACGTGACGGATATGGTGGCCCTTGTTGGACGTACGATCGGGCAGCGCATCCTCGCGGCGATGCAGTACGCCGGGCTGAACAAGACCCAACTCGCCGAGCGCGTCGGCGTCTCCTGGCCGACCGTGAACTCGTGGACGAAGGACGAGTACGCGCCCAACGCGACCAACCTGAAGCGGATCTCGGACTGCACCGGCATCGCCATGCGCTGGATTCAGACCGGCACCGGCGACCCCATTGACAGCGATGAGAGCCCACCGGCCTATCACGAGTTTGTGGCGGCCTTCGGACACCTCTTTCCGCCCGAGATCGTCGAGGGCCTCAAAGGCGACCCCTTCGGCCGCTTCGGCGGCACGCCCGACGCCAAGGCGTATCTAGAGCTCGCTACGCTGGCTGAGCGAGTGCGAGCGGCAACCGACTAGCGGCGTCGGGGATGCGCGTGAGCGCCTCCCACTCCTCAACTCCCGACACCAGCACCACGCGATCCCATCCCTGGCGACGCACGACGTACGCCGATACGAGATTCGCGGCGTAGCAGTGCTCGCCGCTCGCCAGGGCAGCGTCGACAAGGCGGCGCTCCCACGGCTCGAGTCGGTGCGGCGCGGGTCGCAGTGGGCCAGATAGCCAGGGCGACCGCTGACGCCATCGCACGCGACCATTGTCGACGATCGTGGAGACGCACGGAACCACCCTCGGAAGTCGCCGCGCCATCACCTCCCAGCTCACGCCGTAGGCGGGCACGAGCTCGGCGAGGTCCCACATGGTGCGTGATAGGTCGCGCTTGATCGCGGGGTCGGGGATGAGGAGGGCCGCGGCGATGGCGCTGGCCATCCGGCAGTCCTTCGCGTCGAGCCCCGTTTCCCATGCAGCGATGTGTCCGAGCTCGTGCGCAAGGTCGAAGCGCTGGCGCTCGATGGGCATCCCCCCGTCCACGCTCATGTAGACGCCGACCGTCGACGCGGGCCCCGGCTTGTCGAGCACGGTGAAGCCCATGGAACTGGCCAGCGCCCACGGGTCGACGGGCGGCTCTCGGCCGTTGAGCATCAGCAGCGCCGCCGCCGCGGCGTCCATGTCTTCGTCCAGCATGAGCGGGAGAAGACCATATACCTGCGACTTCGCCCGGGCCATGGCGAAAAAAAACTCACAAGCCCACTTGCATCTTTAGAAAGGTGACTTCATAGTATGGGTCATGCAGGCCACCACACACACCGAGCGGCGCTACTGGCACCTCGCCAGGCGCCGTCAGACCGGGCAGCCCTGGGGCTGTCAGAACACGCGCTCCGGCGCGATCCCGTTCCCGCCGCTCGCCATGAGCGACGACGAGGCCGCGGCGCTCACCGACATGGGGGCGTTGTGAACACCGCGTGCACCTGCGGCTCCACAGAGCCTCACACCGTTGCTCGCCGCCGTGCCGCTGACGGCACGCGTGTCGCACTCTGGTCCGACGGGAGCGTGAGCGGCCCGCTGGGATACGCGCTCGACGGCGTCCCGATGCGCCGCCCGCGCAGCGCCGAGTCTCACGACCGCGCCATGCGTGCCGGCTGGCTGTTCCTCGGGGAGGTCGGTCTGTACGACGCCGACGAGCTTGGCCTGCTCTACGCCGCGTGTGAGCGGGTGGCCCGCGCCGGCGGCGCCCCCGGCGACGCTCGTGCCGCCTTCGCCGCCCTCACGGCGCCGGCTCTCCCCACTCCGAAGTGGGAGGTCTACCGCACTGACCGCGACGGCAAGCCCACGCTGCGGTGGTGGCGCCTCCCCCGACTCTTCTGGCCGGGCCTCGTGGTGATGGACCACTGCGGCCACGAGGCCGGGCCGCGCTACCGCGTATGCCGAGTGGCTGCGCATGAGCAAGGAACGGCTCGCTTCACTGGCATGGCCTTCGCCAACCAAGCGGACCTCGCCGCCTACCTTGCGGAGGTGCGGTCATGAGCCGCGCCTTCGACGCCGCCTGGGAGCGCTACTCCCACGAGCCGCACGGCTACTGCGACGCGCACCACGTCGCGCACGCCGCCGACGAGGGGTGTGAGGAGTGCATCGCCGAGCAGGCCGCGCTCTATGCTGCTGCCGACGAGGCGGACGCGGACCTCGAGCTGGTCGAGTGCTGTGTGTGCGAGTGGCTGTGTGTTCCGGAGTTGGGCGCGATGGGTCGGCTTCCGGTGTGCGCGGAGTGCGCCGCTGCTGAGTTTAGGGAGTCTGCGGAAGCAGAGGCGCTGGCGGCTCTCGAGATCTTCTGGAGGCGCCAATGATGGCCGTGCCCAAGATGAGCGAGCGGGACCTGCGTCGGTTCTTTGACAAGGTCCAGCCGGAGCCGATGAGCGGGTGCTGGCTTTGGGACGGCTGCGTCACTGGCGGGGGATACGGTCAGCTGCGGGTAGGCCGTCAAGGCTGGTACGCGCATCGGCTCTCCGCCGCGCTGTGGATTGGCGACGTCGCCAACGCTGCAGTGTGCCACCACTGCGACACGCCGCCGTGCGTCAACCCGGAGCACCTGTTCCTGGGCACGATCGCGGACAACACGGCGGACATGATGGCAAAGGGCCGTGGTGGCCACGGCGTGAGCGAGGCGGCCTCGCAGGCCCAGCTAAGCAACGACCAGGTGCGCGCGCTGCGCGTTGCGCGTGCGGCTGGCATCCCCGTCGCGGATCTGGCGCAGGTAGCGGGGATCTCCGGCTCCAGCATGAGTCGGGTGCTCCGTGGCGAGACCTACCCAACCGCAGGCGGACCAACGGACAGCCTGCCACGGCCAAACCAGACCGCCGACGAACTGGTGTGTGCCGCGTCAGCCATGCGCAAGAGGGGCGACACGTGGCGCGCCATTGGGGACGCTCTTGGCATTCACCACGCAACCGCGCTTCGTCGCGTTCGGCATCACGACGAGAGCGTCTGCCGCGACTGCCTGCCGACCGCCGAGCGCTGGCACCTGCCGGCGGGGTGGCTGCGATGACCGCCCCGAAGAGCGACGGGCACGAGTGGTTGTTCCGCGTCGGCGACTACGCCATTCGTGACATCACCGACGAAGAGCGCGAGGCCGAGCGGCTCCCGGTCTGGGACGATTACTCGATTGTGGTCCACATCCCGACCGGGGAGCGCCTGGGTGCGGACGGCGGCGAGCCAGAGGACCAGACCCTCTTGCGCGACTGGAGCTGGATCCCGCACGCCCTGGACGCCGCCGAGAAGCGCGGGCGCGAAGCCGCCGCGAAGGACGCGGCCGAGCTGGAGCGGTTACGACGGCTGGAGACAAAGGTCGTCATCATCGCTCACAACGCGATGGCGTACGGAGGGGCGTTCGCCCCGCTCGCTCAGCAACTGCACGCGGCGCTTGCTGACGAAGGGAGCGACCAGTGACCGGCCTACACGCCGCCACCGCCGCCCTGGCCTCGCGCCTCGCCGCGGTCGTGCCGACCGAGTACGCCGCCGAGCGGGCGGCTCAGATCGCGACCGTCGCCGTCACCCTCGAGACCGCCGCCGAGCGCGCCGAACTCTGGGCCGACGCCTGCGACATGCTGCTCCTGCGCGGCATGCTCCCGCACGCCACCGAGGCCGACTGCGCCGTGGCGCTCGCCGACGGGCTGCTCGCGTACGACCGCGTCATGTGGGGCACGGACGTGGGCGACCCGACCGAGGCCGCCGAGGCGCTCGCCGTCTACGGCACGCCCGACCAGGTGGTCGCGGTGTGGCTCGCGCGGCGCCAGGGGCCGGCGCTGGTCGACTACGCGCGGCCGTACGGGGTGCGGTCGTGAAGCCCGAAGAGCTGGGCCGCATGTGGCTCACGGACCAGGCGAAGCGGCTGCGCAAGCTGGCCAAGGAGCACGACGGCGCGTACTCGCCGGACTCTCGCCTGGGCCATGCGTGCGCCCACGTGGCCGCCGCCTACCGCCAGGCGGCCGACCACCTCGCCGCTGCCGCCAGGTGCGTCGAGGAGGGCATGGAGATGGTCCGCATGGACCGCGAAGCAATGGCGCGACTGCGCGGCGAGGCCGACTCATGAGCTACGAGCACCACAAGGCGCGGATGCTGCGCGACCTGCGCGCGCTCGCGAAGGCCGCCGTCGACGCCATCGAGGACGACGAGGACGCGCTGCGGGAGGCGACCGCCGACGGGCTCGTGGAGGGCGTCGACCTGTGGGACATCGCCGACGCGGTGAGCCCGCTGCTGGAGTGGCTCGTCGCGGGCGATCTCGAGGACGCGCGGCGGTCGCTGCTCTGCCCCGAGTGCGGTGGCGACACGGTGCCGGGGCACACGCAGACGGGCGACCCCGCGGACGATCGCAGGGTGTGCGTGTCGCGGTTCTGTCCGGGGTGGGCGGCGTGGTGACGCCGGGGAAGCAGCTGCGGGCGTGGATCCGCGCAAAGGGCTGGACCGTGATGCGCTTCGCCGTGGAGCTCGAGGTCACGGAGTCGGCCGTGCACCACTGGAGCGCCGGGCGCCGCCGTCCGTGCGAGTGGCGCCGCGTGCACATCGAGGCGCTCACCGGCATCCCGCGCGACCTGTGGCACCTGCAGCACTGGCGCGTGAAGGGCCAGGGCGAGGACGGGCGGCGGTACTGGAAGCGCCGCGTGGCCGGTCTGTGCATCGACTGCGAGGCGTACATGGACCGCGTGGGCGCGCGGTGCGAGGCGTGCTTGACGCACAAGCGCGGTGGTCCGCGCAAGAAGCCCGCGCGGCCGAAGCGCCGGCAGCCCATTCGCCGCGCGCCGTCGTGGATCGATACGTGGCGCGAGATGAGGCGGGCGTCGTGACGGACCGCGTGCACCAGATCTCGTCCATCCTGCGCGACCCCGGCGAGCCGGTGATGACCGCCTGCGGTCAGCGCGATGGGCACTACGACCGCGTGGAGGGCGTGGAGCACTACACGACGTTCAACGGCCGCGTGACGTGCCCCGATTGCCAGCGTGCGATCGAGGCGCCGGGGCAGCTGGCATGGGAGTGGGCCCCGTGACCCACCGACTTACGAGCGCCCTGCCCCTGGTGGCCTGCCGGGGGTGGGGAGCTCACCTACGAAGGAGGAGCGTATGCGCTGGATGAGAGACGCGCTGGCCCGGATGGTCAGCGGCAGAGTGCGTGAGTTGGAACGCGAGCTCGACGACGAGCGCGCGAAGGCGCGGCTGCTGGAGCGCGAGCTGCGCGGCCAGTGCGAGCGCGCACGCGCCGACCTCGAAGCGCTGCTGCTGCAGGAGGCGGCACGCTTGGGCGCGGCTCACGGGTGTTGGGCCGGTGACGAGGTGGTGTCGGCATGAGCGATACGATCACGATCGACGGCGTCACGCTGACGACCGAGGAGGCGGGCGAGGTGGTGGCGTGGGTGGACGAGCCGACGCTCCCCCTGCCCAAAATGCTGCTTTGGTCGAGCGGCGTTCCCCACCTGCGGCCTGCCCCGAGGCAGCTGCTCAGACTCACCCCCGACCTCGTCGAGCAGCTTCGCGACCACTGCTACCCCTGGCGCGAGGTGCGGCGGGATGAGGTGGAGCCGGGGGAGGTGTTCCGCGACATGGATGACGAGTGGTTCGCGCTCTGTGTTCACACGTGGGGGCGCGACGGCCAGTGGACCGGGGTGTCTCGGTGCGGCACCACGAGGCACTCGTGCCACGGCACCGACACCGTCCTCGTCCGCCGGCCGCGCGAGGTCGGAACGCGGCTGCGGGACGTGGAGCCGGGGACGCTGGTGGAGCGCGTGGACGACGGCGAGCAGGGTCGACGCCTGGGATGGGACTACGTTCATTGGGGCGGCGGCGTCATCCTTGAGGGCAACTGGAGGCTTGCTGATTGGCCCGGCGACACCCTCGTCCGCATCGTCGAGGGCGAGTCGTGAGCGTCGTCGACGAGACGCGGTTGCACCGGTGGCAGATGGCCGCGGCGGTCGAGTCGATCCCGTGCCGCCACATGTCCGAGGGCGGGCACCTTCTGCTGGTGTGCCCGGCATGCCACTGGACGAGCGACGCAGGCCGCGCCCTCGCCGCGTTCTTCGCCGCCGCGTGCGGGTGGATGGGGTGGTCGTGAGTTACGACGTCTTCCTAGAGTGTCCGTGCTGCGGGTCCGGCCCGACGGACCACGGGTTCAACTACACGTGGAACATGGGCTACGCGATCCGGCACGGCGGGATCGAGATGTACCGCCGAGAGGACTCGCCGCCCCATGGTCGCTTCGTGCTGGATGGCGCAAAGGCTAGCGACGCCCTGCCGGCGCTACTCGCCTGCATCGAGCGCATCGAGGCCGACGCCGACGCGCTGCGAGAGCAGGAGCCGAAGAACGGGTGGGGGAGCGTCGACACGCTACTGGCGGGCTTCTTGCGCCCAATCGCCGCGGCCTGCGTCGAGTACCCCGGATGCATCGTGAGGGTGACGTGATTGACCCCACGACCGCCGCCGATGTGCCGCTGCGCGTCACACTCCCGCACGGCGAGACCGATCCGCGCAAGACGTACTCGCTGCCGAACCCGGAAGCGCTCCGGCCTGCCCGCGACCGCGTGCGACACGCCTGCTATCCGCAGCCTGCGTTCTCGGCACCCGACCAGATCACGGTGGACCGCTCCGATCTCGTGCGCCTGCTCATGCTCGCTGACGGCTACCTCGTGCTCGCGGCGGGGCCGGGCGGTCAGGAGCTCATGGTCGGCAAGCTGCGTGACCTCTGGCGCGCTCGACGCGCCTTGGAAGGGGGCGAGGGATGAGCGACCCACACATCAGCATCGACGCCCTGCGACGACGGCTGCGCCGCGAGCTCGCGCCCGCACGGGTGGAGCAGGTGATCGCCGACCTGACCGAGGAGCGTCGGGGGCTTGATCTCGAGACTCGGCTCCAGCGTGCGGTAGGCTCCGAGGAGGTCGTAGTGACTGACGTGGATCGGGCGTGGGCCCGACGAGTGCTGAGGAAGGGACGATGACGAAGCGACGCGCATGGGGAACGGGCTCGGTCTACGAAGAGCGCGGCGAGTACGTGGCACGCCTGCCGCCCTCGCTCCGCGGGGACAGCGACGGCCGGATCGGCTCGTGGCCAACCCGCGAGGAGGCAGAGAAGCGCCTCAACCTCGCGCTAGCGGTCGCCGCCGAGGGTGGGGTGGACGGGGAGACGCTGGACGGCTTCGCCACGGCCTGGCTTGAGCGGCGCACGATCAAGACCGCGCAACAGCAACGGGACAACTGGGCGCGCTACATCCGTCCGGCACCGATCGCCGCAATGCTGCTCGAAGCCATCGCGCCCAACGACGTGCGCCGGTTCCTCATCGAGCTGCGCGGCGTGAACGGCGATCCCATCGGCGCGAGCGCGCACCGCGCGTGCCTCTCGCTGATCCGCACCTGCCTCGATGCCGCGGCCTACCAGGGCAAGATCCCCGACAACCCCGCCAAGGGCATCCAGCTCCCGCGGGACAAGGCCATCACGCCAACGAAGGCCGGCAAGGAGCGGCTCGACTGCACGGAGCTCGACGCGCTCCTGCGGAAGGCCGAGGCCAAGCTGAAGATCGAGCACCGCTCGATCCTCACCGTGATGGCGACCCAAGGGCTGCGCCCGTCGGAGATGTGGCGCCAGCGGTGGGAAGATGTCGACCTTCGGAAGGGGTGGCTCATCGTCAGCGAGTCGAAGACCGAGGCCGGCAAGCGGCGACGGCTGCGGCTGCTCCCGCCCGCATGGCAGGCGCTCAGCGAGTGGCGCGACGCCTTTGATGCCGGACGCATGGCGTGGAGCCCGCTGGTGTGGCCGAGCCGCAACGGGGCGATGCCGCACGCCGAGGGCTACACCGCGCAGTACCCCAAGGTGGGTCCGAAGGGGACGACCGTCGGGTGTCTGCGGTCCACCTGCGGCTCGATGCTTCTGCTCGGCGCGTGGGTCGAGCGCGGATGGATGAAGCGCTCGCTGACGATCGTCGAGGTGAGCCGGTGGCTTGGGCACTCGAGCATCGACGTGACCGTGGACCACTACGCCAACCTGAAGGACGACGAGCTCGCGGCGACGGTCGAGAACGGCCCACACAAGACCCACAAGGTGGAGCCACCCACCGGATTTGAACCGGTGACCTATTGTTTACGAAACGGTGGCGGGTCGGGCGGGTTGCTCGACGAAGCGGCCGATCGGATCCCGGATGTGGGCCATCTTGTGGGCCGTTTTCGAGAGGCGCGCCACGCCCTTGCCAAGACGCTCGACGAGGAGGACAACCTCTGGCTCGTGCGACGGGCCCGAGCGCTCGCCGACGTGGGCGCCGAGGTCGAGGATCTGCTTGAGGCGCTGGTGGTTAGCGACGTCGAGGAGACGGCGTGAGGCGCCACACCGGAACACCCGGCGATCACGGCAAAGTGCCCCGCGAGGACGCCGCCGCAGATGCCGAGAACGACGGGACATGCGGCGCCGAGGGCGCTGCGGAGGGCAAATCCATGGGGAGACCCAGGAAGGATGGAGAGATGACGAACAGCGAATACGTGGCCGACCTTCGGCGCATCATCGAGACCGAGGAGGAGCACACCGATCGCAAGCCGGTGAGGGCCTACGCGCTGGTCACGGTGTACGAGGATGGGAGCGTGGGCTCTGCTCATTTCGGCGCCGACTTGGACGTGGAGGCCCTTCAGCGGATCCGGGCGGCGCTCATGGCGAAGCCAGCCGACGCAGGGCCCGGACCCGAGTGTGCGGGGTGCGGGTGCAACCTGTACCAGTCCGGGTTCACCACCGACTCACGTGGCGATGTGTGTTGGGTGTGCTTCGTGGACGCCGACCGCGGCGCAGAAGGGAGCGACTCATGACCACGCTACGCGACGACGTGCGCGCGTTGGTGGAGGAGCTGGACGAGCAAGGGTGGGCCGACACTCGGAGCCCGTCGGGCGTGCCCATGATTCGCCGGGACGGCAGCCCCGAGACCGACTACGGCCGCGGACTGGTTGATGCCGCCGCCCGCTTCCGCGCGCTGCTCGCGAAGCATGAGAGGGCGCGGGGCGACGAGCGTCTGGACATTCGCCAGTGGCCCTGGGAGCGCTGGACATGACCACGCACGACGATTGCCACGCGCCAGCGGCCACGTTCTGCTCGTGGTGCGGCCTCGGCCGGCGAAAGACCACGCACGACGACACCGCGGCGGATGACGCCGAGCGGGGACAGGTCGACCGAGAGTACGCGGAGAACGTGGCCCGAGCGCTCGAGCAGATGGCGCCCGAGGCGATGTGCCGCGGAAGCAAGTTCGATCACGACGTCCTGCTGATTGCTGCCAAGAGCATGCGGCACGCGGTGATCCTCGCCGCCGAGAACGCCGAGCTGAGGGCGACGGTGGCGCGGGTGGAGGCGGTGGCGAGCGCCGGGTGGCCTCACGTCGGGTACTCCGACCTCCGCGCCGCCCTACGCCCGCCCGACTCGGAGGCCGACCGTGGGTGACGTCTGGGACCGCCTGGATGCCGAGCGGCGGCGGCTGCTGGCGCTCGTGCCACGGCGCGACGAGGCGCTGCGCGATGCCGTGGAGACGCTGGAGAGCCGCGGCTACGCCGTGCCCGCAGCCCGAGCCGAGTGGCATCGCGCCGAGGCGGCACACCACCTAGCGGTCGCGCGCATGTACGCGGCTGAGCGCGAGATGCGACGGCCCGATCCGATCAAGCTGGCGTGGGTGCAGACGGGGCCCGAGGAGCACTACGGCCTCGCGGCCGTTGCCCTGCTGCGGTGGCTGCTAGCACCGCCCGACCCGGACGAGCCGTGACCAGCGGCCCCAGTCGAGCCACGCGCCGTGCGGGTAGACGGCGAGAGTCGCGCCGCAGGGCCAGCGGATCCATGCTGCGGTGTCGGTGGAGACGATGACCATGCGCCCTCCTCGGCTCGAGGGTGGGCGAGTTGCTGAGGAGGATGAGGATGAGTGAGTCAGCCGTGTTGAGATTCCTGGCCCATGCTGCGGGCGCACTCGATGAGCACTGTGCAAGGGGGCGGCACGGATGGGACCCCAGCCGGTACCGATGGACGGCCGGTCTTCGTGGCAGTGCGTCCTCGGGCGTGTTCGTGGAGCTGCGACTACTGGAGCCACGCGACCATGGGTCAGCCCACGCCATCGTGGAGGTGAGCGCCAGCGAGATTGAGCGCTTCGCCGGGAGGGTCGAGCGCCTGGCCGACGACTACGCCGGCAAGCTCATTGAGAGGGTCGCGCAGGTGCCTGACGAGGAGCCTGCTCCAACGCGCGCGGAGCTGGTTGCTGCGCTCGATGGCAACACGTGATCGGCCACTGCAACGAGTGCAGGGGGCCGGTGGCGAGCACGCAGACCGGCGTGCGGTGCACACGGTGCGGCATCCGCCCCGCGATACCGCTCCGCACGATGGGCCCATGCTCGGAGCCTGGGTGCACGAAGCCCTACCTGTCCATGCGACGCGAGGATGCGCCGGCCGCTGCAGCGCTTCGTCGACGACTCCGTGGGCTGCGGGCGTCACACCCCGCCGCTACCGTGAGGCATGACCGCGGATGCGGGTGACGGACGTAAAGCGGCCCCGCTCAGCGCGTGGCTGAGCGGGGCGAAGGAGATGCAATGGACGATCACGACTGCGAGCGCTGCCGAAGGCGGGAGGCGCACATCAACTATCTCAACGAGCTGGTCGGCACCCTGTCTCGTCGCTTTGATGACAAGGAGCTACGGCAGGCCGCGCGGGATGCGTCTGTTGCATCGGGCGTCGCGTTCACGTCGATCCGGCTGAGGTAGCCGCACGCCCGTAGCGCTCGACCAGCCAGCGCTCGGCGTGACGGCCGGGGCACGAGGGCTTGCTGCGTGCTACACTAGAAGGCCCCGCGCTGCTGTAACAGCCGGGGCGTGACCCACAGGAAGGATGCTCCCATGGATGAGAAGACACTCGCACGGTTCATGGCCAAGGTCGAGAAACAGGCCGAGGTCACCTCGCCTCATGTCGACACGCCTTGCTGGCTGTGGACCGGAGCGAAGAAGGCCGCGGGGTATGGCAACGCGTGGAACGGCAAGACCGTCGAGATCACGCACAGGATGTCCCACAGGCACTGGAACGGCCCGATCCCAGCAGGCAAGGACGTCCGGCACCTGTGCGGCGAGCCGTCGTGCGTGAACCCTGCGCACCTGACAACGGGCAGTCGAAGGCAAAACATGGCTGACATGGTGCGCCACGGCCGCTCAACGAAGGGTGAGCGCAACCCGGGCTCCGAGCTGACTCGCGCGGACGTCTACGCGATTCGACACCTGTGGGCTGCCGGTATGAGCCTTCGCCAGCTGGCGCGCAGGTTCCCGGTGGCACGTGGGCAGATCCGCAGAGTCATTGCTGGTGAGTCTTGGACGCACTGCTACATGCCGCGCCAGATGCCGCCGCTCCCCGTTGAGACACGTCATGTCGGGGCCGACCATGGCAGGGCCAAAATCAGCGACGCGGACGTTGTGGCAATGCGGTGGCGCGCGGTCGCAGGCGAGTCGATTGCCGCGATCGCCGTCGACTATCCGGTGAGCCGGCCCACTGTTGCGCGCATCTGTCGAGGCGACGGATGGAAGGAGTCGGGCGGCCCACTGACGCGACGAGTCCGCGTGCCACGATCGGATGGTCGAACCGCTTACCGAGTGGAAATCACGCGGCCGACGCCGCCGCGCTGCGCCGATATGCCTTGAGCCACGCGCGGGCCGACTCGCCAGGGCAGGTCGCCTTGCTGCGGCCGCCGTGGTCGCCGGCCTCGGCATGCATCCGTAGCGCCGCGATGGGCAGTCCGAAGCGCGCGAGCGCCCAAGGGATGGCTGCCTCAAGCAGCTCCACCTGAAACGCGCTGATAGGCGCCTTTGTGAGATTGCCTTGCAGGCACATGGACCAGCCGTGGTCGTTCGCCTTGGCGCCTTGGCTCCACGTCCGTTGCTCGTCGCGGCTCATGCGCAGCAGCACCATGCGGCCCTCGTCGTCGCGGAGGGGGTGGTAGGGCAGCCAGAGGTGGTAGGGCCCCTGGCCACCGGGGAAGTCCCGCTTGCTCACCACGTACTCGGCCGACCGGATGGCGCCCTCCACCCCGTCGGCGCCCAGAGAGCCGCTGTGGTGAACGTAGACGCCCGAGATAGCGGCTCCCTTGGGCCGGCGAGTCTTTCGCCGGTGGCCGCCCTGCGGCATGGTCGCGGTGACGTCCCATAGCGCCACACCCAGCGCGATCTCGGCCTCGAAGCGGGCGCCGTCAGGGAGCGCCATGGCCATCTCCACGAAATCCGAAAGCGCCGCTTTCGATTTTCGTCCACCCCTCGAGCCGCGCGGGCCAGGACGTGCAGCAGGGGCGCACGCTCAGCGTGCCGTCGTCGCGGATGTGCTCGGCGGGCACGTGCTCGCGATGGCCCTGGCGGCAGGTGACGAGCGCCGACTTGGCGGTCACGCCGATCACGGGCTGCCATTCGCCCTCGCGGGCATGGCGGCCAAGGGGTGCGGGGATGAAGAGGGACCAGCGGTCAGACACGGCGGCGCTCCAGCGGTCGGCTCACCATCTCGGCGGGGCGCAGTAGTCGCGCGAGGAGCGCGTCGGCGTCGGTCCACTCGGGCCCGCGCGTGTCGAGTCGCAAGAAGGCGCGCACGCCGGGCAGCGGGCGCTCGTCGCACGAGTGGTAGGTCGGTCCCTCAGTCGTCATCGTCGTCACTCGCTCCGTATCGAGCCGCCTCGACCTTCGCCCATGCGGAGAGTCGTGCGGTGTAGCGCTTGGCGTCTCGCTCCCACCACGCCGTCAGCAGCGTGATCCCGCCCCACGTCAGCAGCTCCCAGACCTCGATGTCGAGGTCGAGCGCCATGGCCACCAGCGGCAGCGCCGCGATGCCGGCCCACTTCACGCGGCCTCCGCAACGGGCTGGTGCGCATCCATGATGGCGCGCAGCTGGGCGGCTGAGACCTGCACGCGATCCGTGCGGCCCTGGTCGCGGTGGTAGCGCACGGCGTGCATCTCGCGCTTGCTGCTCCAGCGGTGTGCGCTGTGCCACGCGTCGGCCGGCGCGAGCACGGGGTAGGTCTCCCACTCGCCGCCATGCACGGGCCCGGTCGCGTAGTGGTGTAGGTGACCGCCAACGGCCCACCGATATCGGGTGCGCCCCCAGACCTCGGGGTACCGGTCCGACACCATTCCGAGCAGCTCCTGCACCTTCGCGTGATCGCCGTGGGCGAAGACGAGCAGCACCTTTCCGAACTCCAGCATCGAGAGATACCGGGAGTCGATCATCTGCTCTCGACTGACCCCAAGGCAGACTCGTGGGTCGTCGTAGAAGCGCGCGGCGATCGCGAGGTCGATGCCGAGCTCGCTGCTGCCGCCGTGGTTCCCCTTCGAGCTGCGGACATGCACGAAGTCATGGCGCCGCAGGATGGACCGGATCATGTACTCCTTGAGCCGGTAGCCATCGACGAGCGCCTCGACAAAGAGGCCGTCGGTGTCGACGTGGGTGCCCTTGACCGTGGTGCTCGCCGCGGATGCGGCATGGAGCCAGTCGCCCGTGTCAACGAAAACGGCCTGCTCGGCCGGGTCCATGCGGTCCACGAGGTAGTCGATCGCCGCCTGTCCCATGGCGAGAGCGTCGGCCCGCCCCCACTGCTCTTCGCTCACGCGGGCCGAGCAGTACAAGCCCATGTGCATGCCGCCACACACGAAGGCGTTGAGGTAGCCCGCGGCGTCCGCTGGTAGGTCCGGCGCCTTGGTCGGGGCCAGCGGGGTCAGATCCTTGACGGCCTCGACCATTCGCTCGAACGCCGCCAGCTTGCGATCTTCGGGGCCGCTCTTGATCCAGACGCCGCCAGTCTCGGTGCGGATGTACTCGCTCTGTCCGTTGAGGGTCTGCCCGCGCGGGATGCTGCCCTGCCGGGTGTCCTCCCCGGCCGCGAGCCGCTTGACCAGCCCCCAGCGCCCGTTGCTGACGCTCCCGCCGTGCTCGCGGAAGCGCGCGGCGGTCATGTCCTCGATGGGGACGTCCAGCTTGCGGCAGAGCTCCAGCACTTCGAGCGCTGCCTCGTGGTCGCGCTCCGTCGCGCTCACGACGCACCCCCCAGCCGCGCCAGTAGCCCAGGCAGGTCGCCGGCCGTCCACGGCCCGCGCTCGGTCGTGCCGTCCTGCGCCGCCGAGGCGATGGGTCGCAGCGTATACCGCGGCCGGTCGCCGCACGTCAGCACGAGCTGCATCCCGCCACCGACGAGCGACACGCGCCCACGGTGTGCGGTCATGCGGACGTCGGTCCGCGTCAAGGGTGCTAGTCGCATGCCTACTCCTCCCGAGTGGTGTCCAGCGTGATCAGCATCGCGCAGCGAGCCATCACGTGAGCGAGCGAGTGCGCCCCGCTGTCGGCGTCGATCTCCTCGCCGTCCTCGTAGCGATCGAGGTGGCGACGGATGGCGGCGAGTTGCGCCTCTTCCGAGATACGCCCGTCGAGCCAGTCGCCCGGCTTGCGGCCCGGCCGGCTGTCGCCCTCGGCGAGGACGGCCGCCATGTGGACGAGCGCGGGCCCGATGTGGTGCGCGCTGCTCATCGTCGCGGCCTCCACGCCCACCACGCCACGCCCACGAGGAGCATCGGCACCGTGATCGGCGCCAGCGTCCAGCGCAGCCACGTCGGCGGGTCCCATCTCTCGATGCGCTCCCATGGCGTCACAACGTCAGCAGCCCGAGCAGCTGGACGACGAGGACCAGCGGCAGGCGGAAGGCCACGAGAAGCATGGCGAGCAGGTCGCTCACCAGGCGCTCGATCTCGCGCAGCCAGATCGGGGGCACGTCACTCCCCCGCGAGGTCGCGCAGCGCCTGGCGGTCGTCGTCGTCGACGGCCTTGCGCGGCGGGTTCTTGAGCATGTCGCGGAACGCATCCGCGGCCGCGTCGTCGTCCCAGTCGCTCCCCGCGATGCTCTTGACGAGCTCCACGATGGGGGCGGCGAGCTTCACCAGCAGATCGAGCCACTTCATAGCGCCTCCAGCAGTCCGGGTAGAGCGGGTATGGATCCGCCGAATGACGCCACCGCTTCCGCCACCTCGCGATACAGCGCGGCGAGCTGACGAGCGATGGGGATCAGCGCGAAGAGATCGACGTCGTCCTCGTCGGCGGCGAGCACCAGCGCGGCGACGTAGGTCGTCCACGCGGCACGGGCGCTGTCGTGCGCCTCGAAGGCGCGGACGCACGCACGCGCCCGCTCCTGGGCGTCGGCACGCTGCCGCACCTCGTCGGGCTCACACGCCGCCTCGATGCCCGCGGCGCTCACGTCGAGCGCGCTGCGCGTCACCTTGGCGGCGGTCGCGTGCTGCTGGAGGGCGGACGTTCCACACGAGAAGACCACGGCCGACAATGCGGCAATGATTGCGGCTTTCACGACTCACCGTCCCGCTTCGGCTTGGCGCCGGGGAGCTTCAGCTTCGGGGCGATGCCGCGGGGCGCGAGGAACGACAGGCGCTCGCTCAGCTGGCGCAGCCACGCGTCGTCCTTTGGCGTCGGGGTCAGTCCCACCACAATGGTCACCACCGCGTAGAGCGAGGCGAATGCGGCGCCGATGGCATCGAGGTTGGCGAGCAGCCAGTCCAGCGCTTCGAACATGTCAGCCCTCCTCGCATGCGATGGAGGCGTTTGCGGTCATGACGCATTCGCGCAGCTTGCGGAGCGCGGCGGTCTTGTCCGCGCTGCCGGGGCAGCACTCGTCGATCACGATCGCGAACGACTTCGCGGCCCTGCGAATGCGTCCATACCGCTCGACCTGGTCGCCCTTCGGGGCGTGGTACACGAACCAGTTTTCGATCTGCTCTCTCATCAGTCGTCTCCTCTTCGCCGCCTCGTTCCGAAGCGGTCTTCGAGCCGCCGTAGCGACTCCTTGATCTCGTCCAACCCACGGTCGACCTGGCGCTGTAGGCCCTCGTGGCGCGCGGCCTGTTCGGCCTGCCGGTTCTCCAGCGAGCCCATGCGCCCGATCGTCATCTCGCGGTACGTCGCAACGTCGTCGGCGACCTTCGTGATGCGGTCGGACACGCGCTCCAGGCGCTCAGCGTCCCCCTCGGCCTTGGCGCCAAGCGCGCCCCATGCAATGAGGCCGGCGATGAGCATCGGGATCGCGATGCCGCCGACCCACATGAGCCCCTTCCGTGCCCACGAGGGCATGGGCAGCCACGAGTCGCGGGTGGCTTCGGTGGTGGTGGCGTCAGCCATAGCGGCTCTCCCTGAGCGCGTCGCGCTCGGCTTCGGCCCGCTCGGCGCGAGCTCGCATCATGCTGAGCAGCTCGGCATCGCGAGCGCGCTCAGCGCGGAGGCCGTCGATCGTCGCCTTGTCGGCGAGGCGGCGGCGCTTCAGTTCGGTGCACGACACGCACACGACGGCGCGCACGGACTGCGACGAGCGGCGACGACGCAGCGCCGGCTCGGGGATGTCGGGCCGCGTGGGCGGGCCGTCCATGGGGTCGAGCGGGTCAGTCATCGGCGCACCAGTCGTCATCCGCGGGGCAGCGGCGGCGGTCGGCGTGCCCGCGGTCCAGCCCCAGCCCCGCGCGAGCGCCGAACGCATGCACGAGCTCGTGACGGATCAGCCGTCGGGTCACTCGGTCGCCGCGGTCGCGGCGCACGACGAGCCCCACGTGCTTGCGCGTGCTGGTCGCCACGAAGGCGTGAGCGCCCGGCGCGGCCGGCCCGTCGGTGAGCGTCAGCGACACGCGGCGCACGGCGGGCTCGGGGAGCCCGGCGGCACGCCAGTCGGCGAGGGTCGCCGCGTAGGTGTCGTGGTACTCGCTTGCCGGATCGTGCAGCCACTGCGCGCCCTCGGGCAGACACCAGTGCCACCCACAGGGCCCAGGCGTGGAGCCGATGCAGCCAGCGAGGCAGAGGGCGATGGCGAGCCAGCGCATGGGCTCAGAGTCCGGCGCCCTTGGTGTTGCCGAGCGCTCTCACGGCGAGCGGGATCGCGGTGTCGATCTGCGCGTCGGTCGGCGCATCCGCGGGGCCGCCTGCGTCGATCTGGGCGTCCGGCAGCCGGGCGGCGAGGATCTCGGCGACGCGGTCCGTCAGAGGAGCGAGGCCGCTGCCGTCGGTCTGCTGCTGAGCCA